ATCACGGCGAATTTCTTCATGCTATGGCAATAGCGGTAACAACAATGCCAAACAGATGTTTAAGCTTTCAAGTTATCTTCACAGGTTGTGAAGCTGATGAGGAGGGCGATGAGAACGTGCACGGCGGTGCGATGTGGGCTAGAATGCCGATAACCGCTTTAGTAGCTGATGAGCCGCTAGAGGATTGGCCTGAACCTATGGCAGTGCATGATGCACAGCCTTGGGACTGTTCTTCTCATACACACGCTGTATACGTTCTTGACAGAGCTACACCATGTCCTTGGTTAGCAAAAATAGACGGCAACATGTTTCCTGCAAAGTATTTGTTTACTGTTGACTATGCAGAAAGTGAGATAGCTGATGATCCTGCACAACACAAACAGAGTCATGTTATGCAGCTACTAGATGCAGGTGAGTGGACAGGTAACGTGGTAGCACTCCCTAATAATCGTGTTCGAGTAACACATCCCGCTTGGTTTGAAACTGGAGAAGGCGCACCAGATTTTAGACCCTCACAACATATACACTATTCAAAAAGTGATTTAGACTATACACTGGATGTGAATAGAGTATTTGATAACCTTTATAACGAGGATTAAGATATGGCAGTACCTAGCCCCAAGAAGACCCCGAAGAATTTAAAAAAGCCTATGAAACCAAAACGCAGGCCACTTAGGGAGTCTCCAAGACCAAAAAAACGTCCTGATATCATAGATGTAAGTCCGCCTGAAGAAGCAGATCAACTACTTGTTCCTAAGAAAAAAGATGGTGGAAGTTTAAAAGACATACCTTCAGGTAATGTCGGGTTAAGTAAATTACCTACAGAAGTCAGGAATAAAATGGGTTTTAAAGCTAGTGGCGGAAAAGTTACTAAGATGGGCATGGGCGGCAAGTGCCGTGGTATGGGTGCAGCAACTCGTGGTGGTGCGTTTACCAGAAACGGATAAGTAGATGAATTACGCTGAATTAGTACAGTCGATACAAGATTTCACTGAAAACAACGAAACAACTTTCGTTGCAGAGATACCTACGTTTGTACGGCAAACGGAAGAGCTAATACATCGAACTGTAATGATTCCTGAACTTAGGAAAAACGTTACCGCAAACGTAACATCATCGCATCCTTATGTAGCAAGACCTAATGACTTTCTTGCTCCGTTTTCGTTTGCTGTAATTGATTCTAGTAATAATTACACTTTTCTTATCGAAAAAGATGTAAATTTTATGCGTGAAGCGTATCCTAACGAATCTACGACTGGTCTTCCAAAGTATTATTCAGAGTTTGATGGAGACTTCTCATCTACCAATTCTCCAGGAAATTTTATTCTGGCTCCCACACCTGACACTAACTACTCAGTTCAATTGCATTACTATTACGACCCACCTTCAATTATTACGTCAAACACGTCTTGGCTAGGCGACAATGCAGAGCAAGCATTACTTTATGGTAGTTTAATAAACGCATACGTGTTTATGAAAGGTGAACAGGATGTGCTTGTCATGTATAAAGAAAGGTTTGATGAAGCTATGCAAAGGTTGATAGTGCTAGGAGAGGGTCGACTGAAAAGAGATAGTTATCGTGATGGCGAACCAAGGATGGATCTGTGATGTTTAAAATAGATGTAAGCGTTCCTAAAGACGACTCTTTAGTTCAAGTTAACACAACTCATAACAGGGGTTTGACTCCTGACGAATTGTCCGAGCAGTGTGTGCAAAAGATTATAGCTGTATCGGATTCAGCGCATCCAGCAATCAGGGATCAGGCGCATGCCTTCTCTAAGCATCTGGAGAAATTGGTGGCTTACTATATGAGGCAGGCTATTCACAGTGACCGCACAACTGTGTATAATGCTCTCAAAGATGCAGGTCATCCTGAACTAGCCGAGCTTATAAGGAGATTGTAAAATGGCATTTAGCGGCAACTTTATGTGCACATCATTCAAGAAAGAATTGATGACTGCAACACACAACTTTACCAACTCAAGTGGTAATACTTTCAAACTAGCTTTGTATGATAACAACGCTTCTTTCAACGCAGCGACTACAGCGTACACTACATCTAACGAAGTAGGAAACTCTGGTACGTATTCTGCGGGTGGTGGAACTCTTACAAACGTAACACCTACAACGTCAGGAACTACAGCTTTGACTGACTTTGCAGATCTAACCTTTACATCTGCAACAATCACGGCTCGTGGCGCATTGATCTATAACGACAGTGCAACAGGAGATCCAAGTGTTGTTGTTCTTGATTTTGGCTCTAACAAGTCATCAACTTCTGGGGACTTTCAGATTGTGTTCCCAACACCTGACGCAAGTAACGCAATAATTCGTATTGCTTAACAACTAAGTTTGGAGTGCCGCTATGGTAAAACTGGTCAATCGTGCCAAGATGACAACCGCTA